AAAAGTGCCTATTGAAGAAAGGTGCCACTCCTTATCCTAAAGCAGTAATGCACCATAATCACCTCATCATTAAAAATAGATTAGAAGGAAGATATCCTAAGATTCGAGAAGGTGGAAAGGTAAGATTCTACTACTGCCTGCCAAATGATCTTGAGCTGGATGTGTTTGCATACTATCCTGGCGAATATCCAGAAGAGATCGCTCCTCCTATGGATATGAATCAACAATTTTTCATACTCATAGTTGAACCAGTAAATCGAATTCTAGGAGCTATAGGATTGAATCAAATCGATATTGGTCTAAGAAGAGCAGTTGAGTTCAAAACAACTAGAAGTAAGAAACCTCTTACTGAAGAACAGCTCTATCCTCTTCATGTGGTTGACAGCGTGACTCTTGAACACGAAGAAGTAGACAAGAAATTTTGGAAGATCATTGGAAATCCAGATGCTGAGATCGAAGAAGAAATCTTTGATGAGTACCTTTCAACCATCACTAAATACGGTCTGAATACCGTCATAATGATCAATAAGAATCTTCAACCCTATTTGAAGAGAATGAGAAAGAAACTTCAAGAAGCTGAAGAATGACCTTTTCTAAAGCAGGATACGAAGTCATTGATTTCGTAAAAGATCTCTTAAAGATAAGATTCAAGGGAGATCCTCTTAAATCTCAAGTCAATTGTGATACTGACGGAAAGCTCAATTTTGCGTGTCCGTATTGTGGAGATTCTGAGACTGATCGATCTAAGAAGAGAGGCAATCTCTATATTAACACTGGTTCATATAAGTGTTTCAATGACGGATGTTTAAAATGGGCACCTCTCTCTAAATTCATCTCGGAATTCTCTCTTAGATATTCCTTGCCGATTCCTGACTTTAAGAAGGAGGAGGCAAAGATCAAAATAGATGTTAGATCAAAGAGGGCCAGCATATTTACCGATATCTTAGATCCTAGAGTAAATTCAAGTCTCCTAAAAATAGAAGACCTTGCTGATAGATTCTTCCTCTCGCCTTGTAAAGACGCTCCTCATGACAGCGAGATATGGCAATACATCAAAGATCGAAAATTGACCGATCTTCCTGGGTTTGAGAATTCGTGCTACTACGACAGATCTCAAGAAAAGATATTCATATTCAACTTGGACTACAGGTCAGGTAAGGTGCTCGGGCTGTCAATGAGAAAGACTAGAGAAGATCTTCCTGGGCCTAAATACAATATCAAGACCTATTCAGATTTTAAGGAAGGCAGGCTCATTGATCTATCAGATGACCTTATTTCTAAGATCGATAGGATCAATGGGTTCTTCAATATCATGAACGTTGACTTCTCTAGACCTATTATCATACTGGAGGGTCAATTGGATTCAATGTTCATTCGTAATTCAATGGCAATAAGCGGAGTTTCAAAGAGCAAGAAAGATCTAAAGAATATCGTACCAATTAGTAGATCATTTATCCTATTCGACAATGACAAGGCCGGAAGATCTGCAGCTATTGAAATGATCCAGAGTGGATATCGGGTCTTCCTGTGGTCTAAGCTTGTTGCCGATCTAAGAAGGGAATTTCCTGATCTTAGGAAAGAGATCAACGTGATCAAAGACATAAATGATCTGTATGTATTTTTCAATGATCACTCGGGCTTGACTTTGGATCAGTTCAACGATAGGATCTTCTCGTACTTTTCAGAATCGGCATATGATTTGATCTCTATCTAATAGGATAAATAATAAGAAAAAGAAAGAAGATGCGTACAGATTTCAAAAGCATTGCTAAATTAGAAGATTATACTGAAGGTCCTTCAGACGAAATGTTAGATCTTGATATCGATATGAGTATCATAGAAGACCTAGTAGATCTCGTAGGATCTGAGGAAGAAGTTGAAAATGCTGCTAAGGAAGCCTATGAGGAACTGAAGGCCGCATTTGAAAGGGGAGACATGGAAGAGACCGATGAGGAACCTGGAGAATCCCTTGCGATTGCTTCTCTTATTGTGAAGTTAGTAGAACTTGGAAAGCTAGGTCCACAAGAGGCCGATGAATTCATCAAGGAAAAAATGCCAGATTAGTGATCAAATCATTCCAAGAATTCTAATAAGATGTCTTCCTAAACATCTATTACTGAATGGGAAATAATAAAGACATAAAGAGCTTCTTAAAGCCTAGAAATGGAAGGATCCGACAGGGATACTTTACCCCTAAGAATCCTTCTAAATACAAGGGAGATCCCACTCAGATCATATATAGATCTGGGTGGGAATTCAAGTTCTTTAAGTTCTGTGATGACAATGCTAACGTTTTAGAATATGCATCGGAACCTATTGGGATCCAATATTGGAACAGTGTCGATAAGAGAGAAGCAACATACTGGGTAGACGGATGGATGCGTACTCGCAATAAGGAAGGAAGGGAGAGAGAATGGTTGATAGAGATCAAGCCTAGTAAATACATACTTCCTCCTAAAGCTCCACAGAGATTGACTGAAAAGCAAACGATGAGTTACGTTAGGCACGCTAAGGCATATCTAGTGAATACTGATAAATTCAAAGCGGCTAAAGCATATGCTAAGGCCCATAACATGACATTCGGGATAATAACTGAAAACTTCTTGTTCGGTTCAATGTAATATATCTATATGATAGAGTTAGGCGACATATCTCAAGATTTTAAAGGACGGGGCCTCTATCGTGTGTATTCTGAGTTAGGGATCTCGATTGAGCGAGACAGGTCAATTCCTGGATACTATCATTCAATCATGCTAGATCTTCCTAATTTCAATGAGAACTTGATACCTAGCTCGACTGAACAGATAAAGGACGATCCTTATCGACCATGGGTCACTTCTAATTATTGGTTTGATATGAATCCAATAGGGATAGTGTTTGATCATGACAGAGCTGATCGAAGTGTTCTGATGTTGAACCTAAAGGGGATCCCTCCTCAATATCGAGCAAAGCTTATCTTGACACATCTTAATCTCATTGAAAGGGATCTTAGGTCTCTTAATTTTTTCAGTGAAAGAGAGGCAATCAGTTTAGAGGAGAGGATGAGATCTAGAATGGCAATGAATAGAGTAACCCCTGGCATACTACAGGAACTCACAGGATTGAACCTGAGACATCTTATATCAGTATATGATGTCCAAAACATATCAACTACAAAAGTGTTAGATTGGGATCACGTTGGGGAGACAATATTCTGCGACTCAGACTTGAGAGGAATAATCACTGCTCCTAGTATAAACGACCCACTTAGAATATTTGAAGACTTTGAAAATAAACAACTGATTTAATGGCAGGATTTGGAGATAATATAGCAGGCACAACAAGCAGCCCGCTTTCGGAACTTAGTAAATTTGGAACTAGATATGATGATCTGTTGCTGAAGAACTCAAAGGCAATTGGATTCATCGAGAGTCAGCTGAGCGCAAGATCTAGTTCTATGGGAGGAGGAAACAGCGACCTTCTTAGATTCTCAAGAGCAATTGCTGATACTACTTCTCAATTGAGAACCAAAGCAATTGCTTTCTTTCAATTGGACTATGCTGTAAAGAGAGAAAGACTCAGGGACATCGCTTCTAATGGAGAGATAGAGTTCATCCTGGAAACCATAACAGATGATATGGTTGTATACAGCGAGGCTAATAGATTCTGTCACCCTAACGATCTTACTGGAAAGATCATGTATCGCGGTAGCAACAAGAATGAACGTCTCAGCTATCAAGAGAACATATTAGACAAGTACAATTCAAACTTTGAAGAGATCTACAATGCATGGGGATTCGGAGAAGGTATTGCAGCCTGGCAATATGCATATCAATTCTTGATAGAGGGTCACCTTAGCTTTGAGATCATATACGACAATCCTGAAAAACCAAAAAAGATAATAGGTTTCAAAGAACTGGACCCTGCTAATCTTTCTCCTCAACTTGGAAAAGACTCTAATGGAAAACTATACATTCAATGGATCCAATTCGATCCTCAGGGTGGATCGACTAGGACCTTGTCAGATTCCCAAGTTATCTACATTTCTTTTGCGAATCATTTCAAAACTAAGAGGATCAGTTTTGTTGAAAGACTGGTCAGATCGTTCAATCTATTAAGAGTAATTGAGCATAGTAAAGTGATCTGGCACGTCATGAACGCTCCGATCAGACTACAGACGAGTGTCCCTACAGGATCTAAGAGTTTCCAAAAGGCTCAAGAAGACGTAAAAGAATTCTTGAATCTTCTAAAAGAAGATGTGTTCTTCAATGGAGATACTGGAGAATTGACAGTAGATGGAAAGCCTAATATTCTATTCTATAAGAATTATGTCACCCCAGTAAATGATCAGAACCAGCAGGTGAAGATTGAACCTCTTGCCTATCCAGGTCCAAACCTGTCTAATTCTGAACTTCTTGGATACTTTACTAAAAAGCTTAAGATGGACAGTAAGATCCCATATTCAAGATGGGAAGGTCAGTCTGGAATGGGAGCTTTCACTCTTAATTCTGAGGGTATAACTCGAGAAGAAGTAAGATATCAAAAATTCATCAGAAGACTGCGTTCAGCCTTTTCTGAACTTATAGTAAAGCCTTGGTATCTTCAAATGTGTATGGATTTTGAGGATCTTAAAGAAGACCACAAATTCAACAACGCCATTGGGATAACATATCACAATGATAACGTATTTGAAGAGATCAAAGAAAGAGAGCTTGAAGCTAAGAGAATCGCATCGTTCACTGCTAAGAAAGGAATACTTAAAGACGACGGTACTCCATACTTCTCTACTGAGTATCTCATTAGAAAGGATCTTAGGCTTACTGAGGATGAGATTGAATCTAACGAAAAATGGCAGCAAATCGATAGAGCAGAGGGAGATGACGAAGATACTGGTGATCTTGTATCAGCAGGAGCATCCGCTACTGAACTTCTAGCTGGAGGACAGGCCCCTCAACAAGCAGCTCCAGAAGCTCCTCAAGGAGGAGGAGCAGAAACTATCGAAGGTGGTGAAGCCGGAGGTGCAGAAACAGGAGGAGAAGGAGCTCTATAATGATCTAATCATATAGGATCGCAAATGGAGATCTTCTTCCGTCGATTCCTACCTGTAGAGCAAAGACCTTTCTGTCTCTTTCGTCTGTTGTATATGAAGGTTTAACGGTTACCTTTCTCTTCTTAGACTCTGATACGTATTTTTCGATCTGAGTCAAGGCATCATCTGTCAAGTTAATAGGATTAAGATCGAATTCAAATAGATACTTTTCTGGCTGTATCCCAAAGTTAGGTTCTCCTAAGACTTCTCCTTTGTTAGTAAGTAGGGTCATTTTTACCTGATCGATACATGCTTCAATCTCATCGTATACCTCAATCTGATCCTCTCTGTATTTTGGATCGTTTTCAGGTCTCATGTAAAAGTCTCTGATGTTTGCCATTCTGATTCTTCTTATTTTATTGACGATACAGGAACATCCAATCTGGAGTATTCTCACCCTTCATCATTGCCTTAACGTCCTCCATCTCTTTCTCTGCGGCCGTTACTATATTCTGATAGTTGAGTCCAATCTCTCCAGGAAGTTGGTAATTAAAGGTTTGGAGCATGTGAGCTAATCTTACTTTGGCATGAGCTCTTACGTATCTTTGATAGACTTCATCTTCAAATAACTTGTCCTTATCTATCTTTTTTAAGATCTTAGCAACTGCATTCACTTTAGGAGTTCTTCCGACAATTCCTAACATCTTTGTGTTCTTATTGTAGTCATATGCAATAGTATCTAGAATAAGTCCACGAGTGAGATCTAAGAAAGAGAATATGATAGTTCGATACATGATAGACTCTCCTATGAAAGGTGTGAGATAGACCTCTGATCCTATGAATTTAGACTCAGAAAAATCTCTGTCTATTGTTGCGAAGATCGAAGCTCCCTTTGCCTCCTTTAGATCGGTCACGAATTGAACACAATCAGGTAGCTTGATCTGTCGACTCTTTGGAAAATCAGGATGAGCGAAGAGGTCAGTTGGAAGAAGCAGATACCTTGATTCTACTGCATGTCTCCAGTTGTCATAGAAGTATCTTGCATCGATCTCTATTATCCTCTTCAATTCTTTTTCAGGAAGGGAATACGGTAGCATTCCTGAAAAAGTGATCTCATCTGTTATGTCTTGTATCAGTTCTGCTTCACTCATAGTTAAGAATTATTTCCACGACCCGATGATCCTGATTCCCTGCTGAATCCTTGATTTCCTAGATCAACTTTGTAATTGTCCTTTTGTTTAGAATTGGATCTTAAAGCCCTTTGATTCTTCTTATCCGCTCTATCATCGTGCTTTCCTGCCCTGTCAATGCAGCTGCCTGCCCATTCTTGGATTCGGCCTTCCTTCAATAGTTTCTTCCAATCGCTATGGAATATTAGATTAAGGGCCCGAGTAATATCAACTTCGTCTACTCCTGCGGTATTAGATTTCGCATCATACCTATATGGGTTTCTAGCCGCCTTTTCATTAGCCAACTCTTGCGCAATTGCTAAAACTTGACTGTGAATGTTAGATACCGCTCCTTGAACCATTCCTTTGAAGTTAGTTGGATATACTATCTTCTTTTCCATCTCATTGATGAATTCGCTATATGACTTAACCTCTCTTTCCATCATATTGCTGATTGCGTGTTGACTGTATTAGGTTGAGCTGCCGCTCTTTGAGCAGCCTCTTGCTCTCTAGCTGCAGTAGCTGCAGCCTGATCTGCTGACTGTTTAGCCTGTGCCATTGCTTCTTGATTAGCAGTGTTCACTTTAGCTTGAAGTTCTTGGACCTTCTTATTAAGATCGATCTTCTTAGCTACTAGATCCTGTTCAATAGCAGCTATCTCGTTCTTAAGATTATTGATTGCATCATTCTCAGAACTGAACTCAGCTGGGATGTTCATAAGAGTACTGGACTCCTGTTCTTCGATCTTTCTTGATTTTAAATATTGAGAATATCCTAATATCATTCTTCTCTGTTATTTTGCATCTTTTTATGAAGATCTATGAAATCTTTAAATGACATTACTTTCTTAGATCTAGGATTGGCTCCAAACTGTAAGGCTCCTGAACCGTAATTTCCGCCTGACATGAACGGCGAATTATTCCAATGAGTTGGAACTGCACTTGCCCTTCCAGTATGTACTATATTTGGAATAGGTCTAGTGAAATCAGGCTCAAATAATTTATCCGATGGCCTTCTTTCAATAGTGATAGCTCCAAGTCCTTCTACTATCTTTTTCATTAGAATTGGAATTCGTCCAAGGATTGATCTTGACCTGTTGACCCTTCGTATTCAGAGTAACTAGGCATGCTCCCTCCTTCTTCTTCTGAATAGGATCCAAACATATCCTTTCGATCCTCCATCTCTTCTCTTGGAGAATCCTCTTCTCTTTCGTATCCTCCTTTCATGATCTTATCTTTAAGAGTAGTCATGATCAGTTCTAGGATCTCGTATTCAACATCGCTTGGAGTGTCAATTTCTTTTACCCGATCTAGAAAATCTTTGATGGGCATATTCATCAATTCATCCGGCCATTCTTCTTTATCATCGCCGTGATGTTCAAATATTCGATCTAGCTTTTTGAAATTCTTCATCGTATCGTTTATTTTTATTTATTTAGATCCCGTCGCATACTTTGAGTATAATATCTATCCAAATACTTAAAAATGATAGACGAGCTTAAAATAGTTAAGGGAGAACTTGAGAAAGATGCTCTTAAGAAATTGGATCAGATCAAAGAAAAGATATTG